TACCGAGATCGAGCAGCTGCATGATGCCGGCGGGGCGGTTCTCGGCATCAATAGCGCCGGCAATGCCGCGCTGGTGGGCGAGGTGCCGACGACCTACAAGACCGACACCGCCGGGAATCCGGATGTCTCGTTCAAGTATCTCAACTACGTCGACACCGCCAGCAATGCGCGCGAGTATTTTTACAACAATCTGAAATCGCGCTTCGCGCAGAGCCGCCTGACCGCCGGCGATGTGATCAAGGGCCGCGATATGGCGAATGATCTGACCATCGCCAATTATTGCGAGAAGCTCTATCAGGATCTCTCAGGCCCAGCCTATGTGCTGCTGCAGGCCGGCGAGGCGGCGGTGAAATTTTTCAAGGACAATCTCTCGGTCGTGCTCGATCTCGCGGCCGGCCGCGCGACGGTGCAGATGACGGTCCCGATCGTGACGCAACTGCGCGAGATCCTGGCGACCATGAAGATCGCCTTTTCGACCGAGGGCTAGCGCCAGCAATCCGAGGAGATACGAGCCATGTCCGAACAGCTGAGCAGTCCGCAGGTTCTGGTCAATAACGATGTCGTGGCGATCATTCCGAACACGCTCACCTTTACCGAGGGCCTCGGCGAGCAGGCGATCCGCGCCGCCTCGAGCGGCGGCTCCCAGACCGAGCAGGTCTATTCGGACAATGTCGAAATGCGCTATTCGACCATCAAATTCGAATTGCCGCCGACCATCGAGAATATCGGCAAGGCCCGGGAATGGAAGGCCAACAAGAATCAGAATCTGCTGCAGATCGCCGGGCGCACCGCCGATGGGACGCTGACGCGGACATTTTCGCAGGCGGCGCTGCTGACCGATTATGAGATCCCGCTGACGAACGACGGCAATATCACGATGGAATGGCGGGCGAATCCGGCGGTCTAGGTGCTGATCGAGATTGCGGTCCCGACCGGATCGCTGGCCGCGCTCTTCGCCGATGGCCCGCCGGCCGGGCCCGCCGCGAGCCGGCTGGTCGGCATCTATATCCGCGAGACTATTTCCGCCCTGATCTTCAGGGCCATTGACCCGGAGGCAATGCCCATGAGCGAATTTCAATTCGAGATCGGCCAGGCGGTGCGCATCGAGGAGGATGGCATCGATGGATTGATCGTATCCCGCGAGATCGAGAACCAGGAGGCCCGGTATCTCATCGCCTTCACCGACGATCAGGGCGCGGAGCAGGACAAATGGTGCAGCGAGGATATGCTGACCAAGGCCGCGGAATGAAGGCCGAGCCGGTCGACGGCGAATTCATCTATCGGCTGCAGCGCAAGCTCCCCTATGCCAAGGGCGGGCAGATGATCGAGGGCGAATTCATCGCGTGCACCGCCCCGAGCTCGCGCAATATGGCCGAATGCGCATTCCTCAAGCAGGCATTTTTCCGGGCGCTGCCGAAGGGCGAGGGCGGCGAGGCCTCGGCCAGCGAAGCCGAGATCACCGGCGCGGGCATCATGATGCTGATCACGATCTCGCCGGATGTCGAGCTGGCGCAGGTTTTGATCACCGCCCGAGAGCTATTGAGCTCAGGGGTGGCAATGGTCGATGGCGAGCAGAAGCTCACCAAGCCGCTGATCGATGCCATGGGGCCCGATGATCTGGAGGGCCTCGCCGGCGATTATCTCGCAAATTTTATCCTTGCTTCGGCGTTGCGGAGAGCGAAGCCGAGCTGATCGAGAAGATCGCGGGGCTCGTGGCCTTTTATGAGGGCGGCCTGGCCTATGATGTCGCGCGATCGCTGCCGATCCCGGAATTGCTGATCCTCGACAAGGCCGCGCGCCGGATCGCCGAGGCGAGGAAAAAGGCGATGACCGGCGCATTGCGGAGGTAAATCGTGGCGAATAAGGTCACATTCATTTTCCTGGCGAAGGATGCCTACAGCGCCGTGGCCCGGCAGGTCTCGGCGGCGACCGATGCGGTGAAAACCAAAATGGCCGGGGCGGCGGCGGCGGCCGGGGCGACCGGCTCGAGGATCCTGGCCATGGGCGAAACCATGCGGAAATCCGGGGCGGATATCCGCAAGCTCGGCCGCGATCTTTCCATCTATGTCTCAGCGCCGGCGGCGCTGCTTGCGGCCACCTCCATCCGATCCTATGACCAGCAGGCAGTCGCGTTGGCGAAGGTCGAAAGCGCGGTGCGATCGACCGGCGGGGCGGCGAAGCTCAGCGTGCAGGAGCTCACCGCCGAGGCCGATAAATTGCAGGCCTCGACCATCTTCGGAGACGAGGCGATTTTGAATGATGTCACTACCACGCTGCTCGGATTTGGGAAGATCGCTGGCGAGACCTTCAAGCGGGCGCAAAAGGCCGCGGCCGATATGGCCACGCGCACGGGCGGGGATTTGCGCTCGGCATCGCTGGCCCTGGGCAAGGCGCTGGATGATCCGCTGACCGGCCTGGATGGGCTGCGGCGGGCGGGGATCACCTTCACCAAGGACGAAAAGGATCTGATCCAATCCCTGGCGCAGGCCAATATGACCGCCCAGGCGCAGGCGCTTATCCTCAAAAAAGTCGAGACCGGCGTCGGCGGCATGGCCGAGGCGGCGGCCAAGGCCGGCTTGGGGCCGCTGCGGCAGCTCGGCAATGCCTTCGACGATGTGCGCGAGGAAATCGGCAAGGCGCTGCTGGATGCATTCAATCCGCTGATCGGATCGGTCAAGGATCTGGCAGTCTGGCTGAAAGGCCTTTCGCCGGCGACCATGAAGGTGATCGCGGTAGGCGTCCTGCTGGCCACAATCCTCGGGCCATTGATCATCGGGATCGGCGCGATCGTGTCGCTGGTGCCAGCAATCGTCGCCGGATTCGGCGCCATCGGCGCGGCGGTCGCCTTCGCCACCGGCCCGATCGGGCTTGCGATCATCGCGATCGCGGCGCTGATCGGCGGCCTGATTTATCTCTATAACCATTTCGAGCCGGTGCGCGATATCGTCGGCGTGCTGACCATGGTCTTCACGGGCTGGTGGGAGATCATCAAGCTGGTATTCGGCGGCATCAAATTGATCGCGACCCCGGTGATCATCGGCCTGACCGATGCCTTCCGGGATCTTTCCGATTTCCTGGCGGGGACCGTCGAATTTCTGAGCCGCTTCTATGACATCGTCGTCCAGATCGCGGGCGTAATGAAGGGCGCGATCACCACCGCGATTGAGGATACCGCCGCTTATGCCGAGCTCGGCGGAAATATCAGCTATCAGAGCGCATCGATGACCGACATCAACGTCAATCTGCGGGCCCCGAAGGGCGCGATCGAATCGGTGAAAACGCGCAGCGCCGGGAATGCCCAGAATCTGAATGTCGGCGTCAATATGATGGGCGCCGAATACGGCCTGCTATGAATCTCGATGATGTCCTCGCCGGAAAATATCGGGACGTGCCGTTCCTGATGACCGGCGGGCAGGTCGCCGGCGGCAATAAAAACGTCATCCATTCCTATCCGAATTCCTCGCGCCAGAAAGTAGAAAATCTAGGCCAGACCCCGCGCAGCTTTCCGGTGACGATCCTGCTCGGCTCGGCCGATTATGCCGCGCGCCGCGATGCCATCCTGGCGGCGCTCGAGAATCCGGCGCCGGCGACCCTCCTGCATCCCTTCCACGGCCGGATCGAGAATGTGGTCGCAGGGCCCTATACCCTTGCCGAGGATTTCACCGCGCTTGGATCCGGGACCATTCAGGTCACATTCTTCATCGACAATGGCCCCGGCGTGCCGGTGCCGGCCGGCATCACCGCGAGCAGCGTGGCCAAGGCGAATAACGCCGTGAGCGGCGCGCTGCAAAGCAATTTCGGCAGCGCCTATCATGTGACGCCCGGCTTTCTCGGGAGCTTCGAGGCGGCCACCGCCTCGGTGCAAGATGCCGCGCTCGCATTCAAGAAATCCCAGGCCCCGATCGATCAGGCGAGCGAATATCTGGCGGCCGCCGAGGCGCTGGCCTTTGAATCGGCGGCGCTGATCACCGCGCCGATCAATCTGGCGCTGCGCATCACGGATATGTTTGAGCGGGCGACGACCCTGTTCGATGATCCGCGCAATGCGCTCATTCATTTTCGCGGCTATTTCGGCTTCGGCGATGAGATGACCGCCAAGATCCCGGTGACCGCCGCGCAGATCGAGGCGGCCGATAATAAGGCGCTCTTCGATAATGCCATGCAAGCCCAGGCGCTCGGCTATTCCTATGCGGCCGTCGTCCAGATCGAATTCGAGACGGTCGATGATGTCGATCAGGCGACCGCCGATCTCGAGCGGCAATATCAAGCGGTGATCGATGGGCCGGGCATGGATACCGATAGCCGCGAGCTCTTGGCTGATCTGCGCCAGCAAGCGCTGGTGCTGCTCGATAGCGCCCGCATCAGCGCCCGCCGGCTGGTGACCGTGAAAACCCATCCCACCACCGCCCGGCTGCTGGCATTCGCCTACTACGGCTCGGATGAGCAGGGCGAATCGATCGCCATCCTGAATGGCGATAATGTCTCGAATCTCTCGGGCCCGGTGACGGTGGTGACGGCATGAATCTCGAGGTCAATGGCACCGTTTATGAGGCCTTTACCGACATCGCGGTCAATATCCGCATGGATGCGCTCTGCCGCGAATTCAGCTTCGGCGCGAGCCGCGCGGGCGGCGCGGCGCTGCCCTTCAAGGGCGGCGAGCCCTGCCGGGTGCGAGACGATGCCGATATCATCGCGACCGGATTCATCGAGCGGGTGGACATCGCCTATTCGGCGACATCCCATACCATCCAGATCGGCGGCCGGGATAAGCCTGCCGATCTGCTCGATTCCACCCTCCGGAGCATTTCCGATTTCCGCCCGCCGATCAGCCTCAAGCGATGCATCGAGCTCGCGCTCAAGGATATCGGCGCCGCCGATATCAAGGTGATCGATCTGGCCAATCCGGAGCCATTCAAGACCGTGGTCGATCTAATCGCCCCGGAGCCGGGCGAGGGATGCTTCGAATTCATCGAAAAGCTGGCGCGCAAGCGGAAGGTGCTGGTCACCTCCGATCCGGATGGCAATATCGTGATTGCCCGGGCCGGCGAGGATCGATCGGCCGGCGCGATCCAGAATCTCGCCGGCGCCCCGGACAATAATGTGCTGTCCTCCTCGGCGAGCTATGACATGACCGCGCGATTCTATCGCTATACCTTCACCAGCTCGCTGAATCTGGTTGCCCTGGCCAATGCGGGAATCGTCGTGCCAAGCCATATCGTCAATCAACGCGGCTATGCCATCGATAATTCGATCCGCCGCAGCCGCCAGCTCGCGCTGCAGCCGGAATCCGCCCTGGCGGCGAAGGATAATACCGCCCGGGCCGAATGGGAGGCGAATGTGCGCCAATCCCGCGGCAAGCTCTATTCCTGCGTGCTGCCTGGATTCCGCGAAAGCCCGGGCGGCGCGCTCTGGGGCGTCAATCGGCTGGTGCGGGTGCGCGATGAATTCGTGGATATCGAGGGCGATATGCGCATCAGCGCGGTCGCCTTCTCGCTGGATGAAAGCGCCGGCAGCACGACGACCATCACCTGCATGCCGCCGAATGCCTTTACGCTTTCCTTGAGCCAGCCTGTGACCGACAAGACCGGGACCGAATTCTTGATCGAGGGGGAGGGCTGATGCCGGGCCTGCTCGCGAAGCTCATCCGCTGGGCCAGCGTGGTGCGGGCCGGGGCCGATGATGGGCAATTCCCGCTGCAGCAGACCGAATATCTGGGGAAGGTCGCCGATACGATCATGATCTTTCCCTATGGCATGCACGCCAATGTCGACGGCGATTCTCTGGCGCTGCTACTCGCGATCGGCGGCAATCTCGATAACCGGGCGGCCATTCCGACCAGCATGAACCGCCGCGCCAGGCTGGCGAGCGGGGAGGTGACCATCTACAGCCCGCTTACCGGCAGCGCGGTGACATTCCTCGCCAATGGGGATATCAAGATCGATGCCGCGGGCGACATCATCGGCACCGCCGCCGGGGATGTGTCAATCAGCGCCGGCGGGGCTGCCGATATCACGGCCGCCGGCGCCCTGACGCTGAACAGCTCCGCCGCCATTGCACTCACCGCGCCGACCATCGCGCTAAACGGCGCGGTGGCGGTCGTCGGCGGCCTGGCGGCGGATAGCGTGGCGGTGAGCGGAACCCTCTCCCAGGCCGGAAAGAGCATCGGGGCCGCGCATGTCCATAGCGGCGTGACCACGGGAACATCGAATACCGGAGGGGTCGTCTGATGGGCGCCGAGGCGGTTCTGCATAATGGCGAGGAGGCCTATGATTTTCGGATCGATAGCAATGGCGATATCGAGACCGCCGATCAGCTCGATACCGCGCTGCTGATGTCGCTCTTTTGCGAGGCCCGCGCCTCGGCCTCGGAAATGCAGCCACCGGAACTTCGCCGCGGCTGGATCGGGAATCTGGCGACCCCGGGCGTCGAGATCGGCTCGAAAATCTGGCTCTATGAGCAGGCCCGGCTTACGCGCTCCACACTGAACGGCATCGTGGCCGAGGCCCGATCCGCCCTGGCCTGGATGATCGAGGATGACATTGCGCTCAAGATCGAGGCGGACATGACACTGGATGGCCTTGCGATCATACTGACCCGGCCAAATTCAGAGGTGCTGACCCGATTCTATCGGCTGTGGGAGGGAACCGGACGTGCATATTAATCTGCCCGAATCGGCCACGGAAGTCATCGAGCGCGCCAAGATTGATGTTCTGCGGGCGATCCCGAGCTCGAATCCCTTCCTGCGGAATAGCTGGCTCTCGGCGATTGTGACCGGCATCGCGAGCCGCATCTATGACTTCTATCTGCAGCTCAAAGCCGCCATCCGGCAATCCATCCCCGACACCGCGACCGATGAATATCTGGTGCGCTGGGCCGCGATCTGGGGCATTTCGCGCCTGCCGGCGGTGGCCGCGAGCGGCGAGATTGCATTCACCGGCACCGCCGGCAGCGTGATTCCATCGGGCACGGTCGTCACCTCCTCCGATGGGATGGAATATGAGACCGATGCCGATGCCACCATTTCCGCGCAGGTGGTATCGGTCAGCTCGATCACGCGGGTCGGATCGATCGCGACCGCGACGACCGCGAGCGCGCATAATCTGGGATCGGGAATTTCGGCGACCATCGCCGGGGCCGATCAGGCGGAATACAACGGCGCGCAGATTGTGACCGTGACCGGCGCGGATACTTTCACCTATTCGGTCTCCGGAGCGCCGGCCACCCCGGCGACCGGAACCATCACGGCGTCATTCACCAGCGCATTCGCGACCGTCGATTCGCTCGATCTCGGCGAGGCGGGGAATCAGGATGCCTCGGCCGAGCTCAGCATCCAGACGCCGATCGCCGGCGTGGACAATACCGCGATCGTCACCTTCGGCGGCATCGGCGGCGGGACCGATGCCGAAAGCGATGAGGATCTGCGCGCGCGCTTTCTATCGCGCCTCCAGAATCCTGTCGCGCATTTCAACGCCGCATCGATCGAAGCCAAGGCCAAGGAGGTCGCGGGCGTCACCCGCGTATTCGTCCAGGAGATCACCCCGGCCGTAGGGCAGGTGACCATCTATTTCATGCGCGACAATGAGACCCCGGCCATCCCGAGCGGATCGGAGGTGACGGCTGTCTATAACAAGCTGCTCGAGATCATGCCGGCGAATACCGATCCCGACGATATGATCGTCGCCGCGCCGACGGCGGTCGCGACCAATTTCACATTCACCGCGATTTCGCCGAATACCGCCAGCATGAAGCAGGCCATCGAGGATTCACTCGGGCAGCTTTTCAGCGATGAGCTCGCGGTGGGCGAGGATCTCACCCAGGATGCCTACCGATCGGTGATCTATAACACCGTCGACACGATCACCGGCGAGCGGGTCGAATCCTTCACGCTCAGCGCGCCGAGCGGGAATATCTCCATCAGCGATAGCCAGATTGCGACCCTGGGGACCGTGACATGGCCGTGACCCCGCTGCCGATCGAGACCCAGGCGCAGCGCCTGGCTGATTATCTGCCGGGCGGCCGGCTCTTCCAGGCCAAGAATATGCCGGCGTCGAATCTGCGCAATCTGCTGCGCGGGCTGGCGGGCGAGATGCATACCGCCGATGGGCATGTCTGCGAATATCAGGAAGATTCGAATCCATCGGTGACCATCTATTTCCTCGAGGAATGGGAAAAGGCGCTCGGGATCCCGGATCATTGCTTCCCGGGAAATGGGACCGTCGATCAGAGGCGCCTGCATGTGCTGGTGAAGCTCGCCGCGCTCGGCGTCCAGACCGGCCAGGATTTCATCGATCTGGCAGCATTGTTCGGCATCACCGTATCGATCGCCTCCGGGCACGATTTCGCGGTTTTCCCGCTGGTCTTCCCGATTTTTCTGGTCACCGAATTGGAAGCGCGATTTACGATTTTCGTGACATTCACCGTGCAAGGTGTTGATATCTTCCCGATCACGTTTCCCTATACATTCGGAGACGATACGGTGGCGATCCTGGAATGCCTCTTCCGCCGGCTCAAGCCGGCCAATTGCGATGTCGTCTTCACGCAGGTATAGCGCGCCATGCAAGATCTAAACGACAAAGTCACCGGCGGCACTCTCTCGGCCTCCGAATGGAATCAGGTTCCAAGCGAGCTGCAGAATGTCATCGAGGCGCTGAGCCAGACATTGAGCGGCGCCGATCTGAATCAGCTCGGCAAATCCATCGCCGGCTATGCGGCCGGCGGGGCCTTCTATACGGACAGCGGCGCGGCGGACGCCTATGTCGTGTCGCCGGTCGGCAGCAAGCAGGCGCCGCCGTCCTATTTCGACGGCATGGAGGTCGTGTTTTCGCCGGGCAATTCGAACACCGGCGCGTCCACGATCAATGTCGCCGCGCTTGGGGTGAAGGACATCAAGGATTATTCCGGCGCGGTTCTCGCAGCCGGGGTGCTGACCGCCGGATTGCTGGTGACGCTCATTTATGTCGGCGCCTCTGGCCATTTCCGGGTGCTGCGCTCGTCATTCGCCTGGCAGGTGCTGAATGCCGCGACAGCGGCGGCGTTCCGGGCAGCGATCGATGCATTCAGCAATACCGGAACGACGACCAATGACGATGCCGCCGCCGGGAAGATTGGCGAATATCTCACGGCCTCATCGAGCGGCACCGCGCTGAGCAATGGCGTCGGCGCGAATATCGCGAGCGTTTCACTCACCGCCGGCGATTGGGATGTGCAAGGGAGGGCCACCTATACCACCACTGCAACGACTACGGTCAGCAGATTGTCTCAGGGCATCAGCACTGTATCAGGAACGGTTGGAACGGAGGCGAGTGCCTTCCGTCTGCCGAGCGGCACCACGCTCAATACTCCGGCAGGCGGAAGCCTTATCGACATCACGCCGGTCACGAGAATTTCGCTGGCATCCACGACTACGGTTTATCTTGTATCCAATTGTTCATTCGGCACATCCACCATGTCGGCCGATGGATCGATTCGGGCGAGGCGAGTCCGCTAAGCCATGCCGAGCCGCCGCCTCTCCGATCTCCATCCCGATATCGCCGCCAAGGCGATCGCCTTCGAGCGCGAGTGCGAGGAATCCGGAATAGATTTCATCATCACTTGCACCTATCGCTCGAATCAGGAGCAGGAAGAACTTTACGCGCAGGGCCGCACCAAGCCCGGGCGCATCGTGACCTGGGCGCATGCCGGCGAGTCGCTGCACAATCGCGTCGATGCCGACGGCAATCCGGCATCGCGGGCGTTCGACATCGTCGTGCTGCGCCATGGCAAGCTGGTA